AGGCCGATCTGGGCGAGGCGGGTGTAGAGGTTGGGCAGGATGTTGATGGCCTGCGTCATCTCGGCCAGCGAATAGCCGCCAGCGTCGAAGGGATTGCGGACGAGGGTCATGGGGGTGCTCCGGGGGAATGAGGGGGATCAGACGCCGTCGCGGGCGATGATGCCTGCGGCGGCCAGCTGGCCGATCTTGGTGGTGATCTTCGCTGCGTCATCGACGGTGGCGTCGTAGGCGAGGGCGGCGCGCGAGACGATGGCCGGGCCGCGGGCGACGACGATGCCGGTGGCATCGGCCAGCGTGGCATCGACGGCGTAGAGCAGGACGGCCGAGGCGGTCTGGGCGCCATCGGTGCCGCCGCTGGTCGCCAGCTTGTACTTGCCGCTTGCGGTGATGCGGCCGAGGACGGCGCCGACGGGATAGGGCATGCCTGCGAGCAGCGTCACCACCTCGCGGGTGTAGTTCGGGTTGACCTCATATTTGAGGACATCGCCCATGCTGGGCGGTTCCGTCAGGACGGGCATGGTTCAGTCTCCATGATGTTGGGGGATGGGGAGGCGGGGCGAGGGCGCAGCGACGACTGTCGCCGGTGGCCAGCGCCAATGTCAGCGCGAGGCGGCGGCCGATTTCTTCGCGGCCGCCACGATGGGGCTTTCCTTCGCGCCCGCCGCAGGAGCGGTGGCGATGATGCCCGCGGCGTCGCTGCGCGCAGCGAGATCGGCCAGGACCTTGGCGCGCAGGGCTTCGGGTTTCACTCCCTTGGCGACCGCATCGGCGGCGTCGATCTGGATGCCAAGGCGCGCGGCCTGCGCACAGACCTGCGCAACCTCGGCCGCCTCTGCGCGGATTGCTTCGGGCGACATCGCGGTCGCCGTGGCTTGCGGCGGTGCGATTGCCGCGGGCGGGGCCGGATCCGGCGGGGTGCTGGCAGCAGGCGCGAGCGCAGGCTGCGCATGGTCTTCGGGGGCAGTGGTCATCATCGGGCCCTTTCCTCTGGGGGTGGATGTGAGGGTGGTTGTGCCGCGGGGTGCGGCGGCGAAAGCGCGGAAGGCGGTGACGGGATCGGCCACCTCATCGGCAAGACCGGCGAAGACCGCCGCCTCGCCGCGGAAGACGGCGGCCTCGGTGCCCAGCGCCTGCAAGGTGTCGAGGCGCCGTCCGCGCCCTTCGGCGACAGTTTCGGCGAAGAGCTGGCGGAGATCCTCCAACTCGCCCGCGATCCGGTCGCGGACGGCCTCGGGCAGGGGCTGATAGGGATTGGCATCGACCTTGCGCGCGCCTGCATGGATCAGGGTGACGGCGATGCCCTTCTGGTCCAGAGCCCCGCTCATGTCGCTGTGCATGGCCACGACACCGATGCTGCCGACGGCGCCGGTGCGGGGCAGGATGATCCGGTCGGCCTGAGAGGCCAGCGCATAAGCGGCCGAGAGGGCGTGATCCGCGACGAAGGCGTGAACCGGCTTCTGGACCCGGGCTGCGCGGATGCGGTCTGCCAAATCGAAAGCCCCTGCGACCTCTCCACCGAAGCTGTCGATGTCGAGGGCGATGCCGCGGATAGCGGGGTCGGCCAGCGCCGCCTGCAGCTGGGCGGCGATGCCCTCGTAAGAGGTCAGGCCGGAGGACTGCCCGATCCACGCCCCGCGATGCACCAGCGTGCCCGCGATCTCGATCACGGCGATCCCTTCGACGACTGCGAAGGGCTGGCTTCCGTTCCGCGCCTGACGGTTGGTCAGATCATCACCGAAAAACGACGCCCGGACGGGCAGGCTGGCGGCCTCCTGCGCTTCGGAGGCGATTTCGACCCCCTCGGCAGTGATTTCCCTGCCGGTGATCCGCGGACCAAGCCCGGTCAGGAAGGCCAGCGCCTTGGCGGGATCGACCATCAGAGGCGTGTTGAAGACGCGCTGGGCGATCTGGGTGTGATGCATCATCCCTCCTCCGCGGGCCGAGGTTCCCGATCCTCGCCGTCGTCTTCCTCGTTGTTGCCGTCCTGATGATCTTGCTGCCGGTCCTCGGCATCACCTGACCCAGCGCCGCCACCGACCGCCTGCGCGGGCGATCCTGGCCGCCGGAAGTCGAGCCCGAGTTCCGCCTCGCGCTTGCGTTCCGCAGCGATTTCCCGGTCGACTTGTTCGGCGTCATAGCCCCGCTCGGCGATGGCCTGCGTGCGGGATTTGAGGCCCGCCTCGATCTGCAGGATCTCGGCCGCGGCATCCTTGGCCGGGTCGATCCAGTCCCATTTCGTCGGGAGCCAGTCGCAGGCGAGATAAGCACGCCGGTCGGTGGCATAGCCCGGCAGATCGATGGCGCCCGCCAGCACCGCCATGTCCATCCACCGCGTCCAGACCGCGCGGCAGAGCTGGTAGACCATGACCGAATGCTGGAAGGCCGAGATGCGGCGGCGGAAGTCGACCAAGGCGATCCGGGTATTGGAGAAGTTCCCCTTTGCGGTGTCGCCCGTGAGATAGCCATAGGGCACGCCCAGCGCCGCGCCGATCTGCAGGAGCGTCCGGTACTGGAACGGTTCATAGGTGCTGCCTGAGTCCGGCGTCGAGGGCGTCGTCACATCCTCGCCCGGATCAAGGCGCACCACCTGGCCGGGTTCCACTTCCAGATCGTCCTCGGCCGGATCGAGGGCCGTTTCCGGGGCGGGCGACGTGATGAACATCGCGAACATCGCCGCGGTTTTCTTCCGCTCGAGTTCCGCATCGTCGTAGAGATCGAGCGTGAAGAGCTTCACCACCGCCGCGGCAAAGCGTGACACGCCGCGAAGCTGACCCGCCTCGACCGGGTCGAGGATGTGGATCACCTCTGTGGCCGGAACCCGCACCGTTTCGCCCGCCAGCCCCGGATCGGTCATGTCGCCGGGGTGGCGGCGCAGGAAGTGGTAGGCCACGCGGCGTCCGATGCCGTCGAACTCGATGCCCTGACGGATCGACCCAGCACCGGGCAGCAGGCGGGTCATGTCCTGGGGCAGCATTTCCGAGGGCAGCATCTGCAGCTGCATCGGCACGGTCAGCCCGTCCTCCGGCCGCCGCGTGCGGATGCGCAGGAAGACCTCGCCCGCCAGAAACACCTCGCGGGCCGCCCGGCGCTGCAAGCCGAAGAAGTCGGTCAGCCCTTCGGCATCCGCCTCGTCGGTCCAGGCAAGCCAGAGCTTCTGCAACTCCTCCTTTTTCGCGGCCTCGGTGATCTTCGACGAGGGCTTGATGCCGTCGCCGACGACATGGTTGGCAAAGGCATCGACCGCGTTCGCGGCGTAGCCATTGTTGCGGACGAGCCAGCGTGCCCGGGCGGTGATGGTCTCGCCCGATGCCGCGATCAGCGTGTTCACATGCGCCCGCGTGGCGCGGAACCCGCGCATGCGGCGGTGGGACTGCGCGGCGTCGAACCCGCCGATGATCGAGCCGAGGCGCTGACGGAAGGCGTCGAGCACCATGGTCAGAGACCCTTCGTCGCGACCGTGCCCCAGCGGCGGCGACGCGGGGTGGCAGAGCCGGTAGCAATCCGTCCCTCCAGATCCCGGATCGCCGCCGCCAGTTCGGCGTCCGAGCCATAGGTCACGGTCTTGCCGTCATAGCTGACGCTGCGCAGCCCGGCGAAGCGGGCCTCCTGCAGCGCGGTCAGCAGGGCCTGCATGCGTTCCAGGTCCATCAGTCCCTCATGAAGTTCGGGGTGTACGCCCGCCGTTTCCGGCGTGGCGTGGTCAGGGTTCCGGCCTTGGGCTGGGCCGGGTCGGGTGGTGCGCTTTCCGTTGCGACGGCTGCTGGCATGCGCGTTTCCACGCCCGCCTGCGCTTCCAGCCGCCGCCAGGTGGCCTCGTCCCAACGGTCGGCGCCAAGGATCCACGCCGCTGCGCGGGCGTAGACCCGGCAGTCCAGCGCCTCGTTCCGTTCGCGCATCTTCTGCCACTCCTGATGGGCATAGCCGCGCTTGTTGCGGATCGTGACCAGCTGTTCCGCCACCAGCTGCTTCAGCCATTCGGTGTCGGCCCAGCCGGGCAGGTGGATCGTGCCGGGCGCGTCCAGCACGCCCAGCGCCCGGTCCTCGTCCGAGGGTCGTTCGATCCGTAGGAACCGATAGGTCTCTGCCTTGAACGTCGCCGTTGCCACCGACCAAAGCCGCGCGCCGCGGCGCAGCCGTTTGCCGCCGATGGTCGCATCGACGAAGGTCGGGCCCGAGACCGGTGCCGACCGGTTGAAGCCCTCAAGCCCCTTCAGCGGCGCCACCTGTTCGAACCCCACCTTGCGCGACCACGCGTAGACGGCCGCGGCCTCGTAACCGGTATCGACGCCAAGCCGTGCAACGGTCATGAAGGCGCCGTTGGCATGTTGCCAAGACCGGCTGAGGAGCGCGGTCAGCTTGTCCCATGCCGCCGGATCATCAGGCCCGCCCGGGATGACGATGTGATCGACGAGCCAGGACTCGAGCCCGCGACCCCAGGCCCAGATGTCGACCTCGATGCGGTCCCTCTGGACGTCTGCCCCGGCGGTCAGGAACAGCCCCGCCATCGGCACGGTGCCCGGCTTCCAGGTTTCGCGGCGATCCGCCAGCCGCTGCCATTCCGGTGCATCGCCGCTTTCGACCCATGTCTCGCCCAGAAGCGTGTTTCGCGCAGCGCGCAACGTCTCGTCCGAGCCTTGGGCCGCCAGCCATTCCCGCGCGACGTCGGACCAGCTTTTCCAGCCCAAGGGCGAGTAAAGGGCCGAGAGGTGGAAGCCGATGGCCTTCGGATCCCTGGAAACCGCTGTCGCCCGCCATTCTCCGCGGGCCAGCATTTCGGTCTTGTGGTGCTCGGCGATGGGGCGTTCGCAGCCCTCGCAGTGATAGGCGGCGGTTTCCGGTCGGCCCTTCGCCCAGCGCAGCCGGTCGAACTGCAGCCACTGCATCGTCCCGCAATGCGGGCAGGGCACAAAGTAGCGCCGCTGGTCCGATGCCTCGAACTCGCGCTCGATCCGGCTCAGCCCCCGGATCGTAGGCGTCGAGACCATGAACACCTTGCGCCGGTGCGAGAAGGTGGTGGTCCGCGCCTCGGCCAGCGTGACCGGATCGCCCTCTTCATCGGCCGAGGCCGGATAGGCGTCGACCTCGTCGAGAAAGACATAGCGCGCGGGCATCGACCGCAGGCCGGTAGCCGAATTGGCCCCGGTAAGCACCAGGATGCCGCCGGGGAATTCCTTTGACAGCATCGAGTTGCCCGCATCGCGGGATCGGGCCGGGTTCACCCGTTCGCGCAGCGCCGGGCTGTCCGCGATGAGCGGGTCCAAACGGCCCCGTGACGTCCGCTTCGCCAATTCCAGGCTTGGCAGAACCGCCAGCATCGGCCCCGGGGCGTGATGGATCACGAAACCGATCCAGTTGTTGCCCGCCTCGGTCGCGCCGACCTGCGCGGCCTTCATGAAGGTGATGCGCTGGGCGGGATGACCGGGCGACAGCGCATCCATGATCTCGCGCAGGTAAGGGGCCCGGGCGGTGCGATAGCGCCCCGGCTCGGCCGCGCCGCGCGACGACAGCCAGCGATGCTGATCCGCCCATTCCGACACCGTCAGGTTCGGGTCGGGGCGCAGGCCCTGCCGCCAGACCCGCAGCAGATCCTCGGCGCCGTCGAAACCGAGGTCCAGCCCTTCGGTCAGATCATCGTCACCCGAGGGAAACCCGGAGGTCGGCGAGGGCGTCGAGCTGTTCGCGGACATGGGCTTCCAGCACCCTCTGCATGATCGCAGTCTCGATCGTCACC